ATATAGACCGTATTCGGGTTCAGTGAAAATACATAAATCTTCGTTAAGTTCCGCCCCAAACAATCTATATCCCAACTCCTCCAACTTCTTCCGAAGTTCCGGTGTATTTTTGCGTATAAAGCACGGTGTTGTAAATCCCATAGTTATTCCTCCTTATCTATCTTAATATCTGTAACTTTGCCACGATTAACAAAACGTTCATCAGAATTATGCCTTCCAGCAATTAATGTACATAAGACTATTTTATCGCATTTTTCTTGCAAACTGCAATTGTCACACGGATGTTTTTCTCTTATTGACGCTATTTCATGCAGCACTCCGTCTATTATTATTCCGTTCTTTATTTCCATATTCAATCTCCTTTTTCCTTTAAGTCATTAATTGCAATATCCCTAATACTTCTAGAGCCAAATCCGCTATAAGTCAACGTTCCTCCATAAAACTCAATAGTGTCTCCCTTAACAGTAATCATAGTTCCTCCTTTTAAAGGACCAGCTATATCATCTTTACAAGAGAATAGCATGGTTATCATAAGTATAAGTAATACAAACCTCATCAGTCAGTCTCCTTTCTCTTTAATCCGTTCTAATACATCTCTGTTGGCTTCCAGTATTTCATCGAAAGAAGGGATGGGCATCCAACATATAACATCATCTATCACTTCATCATAATAACCACCATTACTTTTCATCCATTTGTTTTCAGATGAAAAATACGCTTTGAATATTTCAAAATTCTTAGTCATTACAACGCAATCGTCAGATGTATCACAACCATCTTTATCTTCCACCCTTATCCACGGAGATTGCTTTGCCTGCCATTCTGCACCAGCTATGAAGTCTTCACTGCAATTACCCTTGCGTAGAACATAATTGTCCGCATCCACTTCTTTGAGAACGTTTCTCCGAAAATATGTTTTACCTATGGAATAATCTTTTGCCGCCTTTTCAATATCTTCTCGTTTCATTCTTCAACTCCTTTCTGTTCTCTTTTTTCTGCAAATGGAGTTTAACCTTTTCCGGGTCAAACTCATAGTTTTCGCATTTATGGCTGTTTGCCATAACGAGAAATAACGGGAATAATAACCCGTGCTTACAACCCCTTCCGTATTCGTCCGATGCAGATTTACAAGTATCGCATCTGTAGATGTCTTGTATACAAGCTACACCCATATATTTGCCTCCTTTCTGTTCTGTTATACGTTAAACCTCTATCTCAAACTGCTCATTTTTTGCAGATGGCATACAGTCAAGAAGAGAAGAACCTACTGAAACGTAATAGACACCATCTTTTTCAAGCGGGAGCCAATGGAAGTAGCGTCCTGTTTCCTCATGCATTACCGGAATCCCAAATTTATTAAGCGGTCTACCATCTATACCTCGAAACTTTCTACGCCATTTATCAATAAATTCACGACCTTCTTTCTTTCGTTTATTGATTTTCCAACACGGATGCTTCTTATCATCATTATTCGGAATCAGTTTTTCAGAGATAAACTCCTTATCATCAAATCCAATAAGAGTATAAAGCCACTCAGCGGTTATTCCAAACGCCCATCTATATCCGAGACTATCCGGTCTTGAACCACAATATTCCTGAATCATATCTTTAGCTTCGTTTTGTTCGCGCATAAGCTGTTCATTCATTTGTCTCAGTAGCTTCTCAAGCTCCGAACCTTGTTTTGCTATTATCTTCATATCTATATTTTTACGAATATCTTTCCTTCATTTTGTCAATCCAATCAATATAGGCTTGCCTTGCCTTTTGTTTAGCAAGCTGCTCCATTGAATCAGTGATAGTATCACCGTTCTCCTCCATATCCTCACAAAAATGGTCAACCCAACTAAACGGGTCATACTCTATAAATTCTTCTGTCCGGCAAAATGGGCAGGGAACATCCTCTCCCTTATCATAAAGATTACCATTCTCATCACAGTAGTCTAAATCTTGTAATATACCATCAACGCAGCACGCATCGGGATAACTTGCGCCCCAATATGGAAATTGAGGACATGGTTTCTTATTTTTACTCATATCTTATTCTGTTTTGAGCCTAATTAGGCTACATCGTTAATACTAATTTCTCCTTTCAAAACTCGCTCTACCTGTCTGTCGATTATCTCTTGAAACTCTATCTGGCAGATAAGCGAGCAATCCGGTATAATCTCTTCTACTGGGTCTCCCCGCCACGTTGGTAGTTCATCCAAGAAGATGCGCCCGTCTTTATCTTTCAAACAGGTAGCTCCAACATCACGCTCAATCTGCGCCATTTGAGCAAACACTTCTGGGAAGTCCTTCCGGATTTTATTCCAGTATCCCATACCACCTTTCACGCAACCGATACAGTTGTTGTTATTGTAACCCATCTTGTACATAGCGGGGATTTCAATACCAGCTTTCCAAAGCATACCCATCGCATCCTTTTTGGTTATCTGTCGCTCGATAAGTGGGAACAACGGCTTTGTATCAGGATATTGCTGTTTAAAGCGGATGGCTCGGTTTATCTCTTTAGGGTCGTAATCGAATCCCCAAACTTGACCGTCCCAAGAACCAAGTTCCTTTTCCAACTTGTAACGGACTTTCTTTTTCAGCTCAAGAGTACAAGCAGCACCATGCGCACCGTTGATATACCCCTTTCGCAACACATCAGACACACAGGTGTACTTGTCGCTTCGGATAATGTGGATAGATTGATTGTACCACTTTTCACAATCTGCCAAGAATCTAGTGTTATCGGGATGTCCGGAGCCAGTATCTATGTAGTAAAGCTGTACATCTTTGTACAGACTCAACGCTATCTTACAAGCTACTGCGGATGTTACACCGCAAGAAAACCATGCTATTATCATTTGATTCCTTTCTGAATTTGTTTTACTCTAATTGATTCTAACATACTTACCTGCGATATCACAGGTTCTTAATATCTCTGCATTCTCTTCACCGAAAGCGATTAGGATACTACCACAACCGGGAGAATCTCCGCGTGTTCCATCTTGGCGAAAGAAACGAATCCGGTTACGCAAAAACTTCATCGCTGTTGCCTTCTCGAATATTACATCTTGAAACATCTTTGAATCGCAACGGTTGAAAAGTAATGCAATTCCGTTTCCATGCTCTGCCAAACGCTTAACAAACTGTTCTATAAGCGGACGGGAATAAGGAGGATTTAGCCAAACCCGACCTATCCATTTTTTAGTTAATCCATCCTGATTCTTGTTGTACATGATTTCTGCTGTTTGCCAAAGTGGGTTAACCGGAGCACATGGATCTAAATCGAACTTTCCCAATGCGTCTATAATTTCCTTTGGCGTGTACCATTCGTCAGTGGTATTAGCTGACTTTTCAAAGGTTGTATTCATTGCTTATTTGTTTTTATCAGTCTTTTACTCTAATTGTTCTATTTTTTCTATCGCTTTAAATATCTCAAGAATCACCTGTGGAACTATGGCGTTTCCGTATCCTTTGACTGATTCCTGTCTCCACTTTGTGAAAGGAATGGTAAGGTTGTCCACATCAAAGGGAAGCCCATCATTTCCTCGACAAACAGGGGATTGAGTTGGGAAGTTTTCCCAGTTTGAGCGGCTATGTAATGATTCAGTTGGGATTTTCTGCTTGTACCGTCCTTTCTCTCCTTGCAGCATCCGTTGTGATGGGAACTCGCAGTAGGTGTTGGGATCAATCCGTAATCCGGACGCTTCGAACTGTGATATCCTGCCTGAATGAAATCCTAGTAAGTCACCATTGAATTTGTAGGAGTCGGCAACATTCCGTTTACTGTCATTGCTGTCAATGCAGTTCCCATCTGACTGTTTGGATTGTATTTTTTGCTGTATTTGTCCGCCTCCCGAGCATTGGGAGTCGGCAGCAACTGAACCATTCTTGCAAGTCCTACACTTCCGTTTATCCCGTTTTGATTGATCTTCCTCGGAGTTCCGTTTCCTGTTGTAATAAAATGGTCGTTCTTTCCAATTATCGCTCCGGTTGTTGCATCGCTTGCCATTGGTGTCGGGAGCAATTCCATCGGATAGAACCTTGTCTTCCCGTTCTCGTCGCACATCTTCAGTCCTTGAGTCTGCACGGTGGGCAACAAACCACACCCTGTCTCTTCTGTGGGGCGCTCCGACGGCACAAGCCGGAATAAGCAACGGTTGGACGGAATATCCTTCTCGCTCAAGGTCTTTACAGATGGTTTCGACAACATACTCTTGTCGTAACAATACTCTTTTTCGGTTATCTTCTCCGAAAAGAGAGGTTTGGCTTCCCACTTC